TCAGGTTCTTTCGCCATTAGTAAATCAAACTAAAATCTATAATTTCACCATCTTTAAAATGGGTAATAACTTTTAACCAATATGCTTTTGGTACAACTTGACAACCAGCACTCCAATTGTCGATTAAATTACCCAACCCCGCTTGGTGAAAGTTGATACCAAACAATCCCTTTTGAATTACCTTCTCATCTATATTTGCATCCTTATTTCCATCACGAAATATTTGAATAGGTTTGACTTGTTGAAAGTATGGCATCCCTAACCACAAAGTTTTCCAATTTGAAGACGTTTTAAATTGATGTGAACCAACTACTAATTGTGAACACGCAATTGCAGTACCCGTAACTCCACCATAGGTGATAGGGTTTTGAATATAGTGCTTACCAGCAGTAGTACTACAAGGGAATACTTCTGCTATCTCACCACCAACCCACAACACCCCAAAGTCGTCAAATGTATTTGTTAGTTTTTTGTCGCATCGTACCCAAGTGATGCCTTTGATTTGGTTAAAAACATACTTCTTTAATTCTGTTTTTGTTTTGTCGCCAATTATTCCGTCAACTACCAAGTTGCACCCGAACCTATTTAGATATTGTTGTACTTGTTTCATCGATTAATCTTTTTAAATACCATTCTGCTTTCTGCAAATCTTCAACACCACCCTTTCTGTCGTATCGCCAAATGTACTTTTGAACATTGCCTTTCAAATATCCTTTAAATGCTTCTTTTGACATTGACGATTTGATTGCTTCTATGCACTCAATACTACCTTCGTAGTGTGCTGGTTTATTTACTTTATCCATTTTGTACAAAACTCGTTAAAATCTAAATCAATTACAAATGTATGACCACTTATATAATGCACTTCGGTATAGTCCCAATGTTGGTTTGCTGCAATAATGTAACCAGTATCAAGAATTGCATCTTCTAAAAACTCGCACGATTGCTCTTTGTCTTCGTAGACTGAATCAGCGAGTATAACGATATGACATTTAATTTTAGGCACGATAAGTAAATGCGGTTAGTATTGTTTGTTCTTGTCCATTAATGATTTTTCGTTCAGGACACATTTCTAACCATCTTCCACCCAAAGGTTTTGGGGTTGCACCTCTCTCTACGTGCCATCCACCAAGACCACTATTGTATTCTTCTTTATATGTAGCAGTACGAACCATTAAAATGTTACGCAATTCTATGTTATTATTTCTATTTAAAAATTCATTCGTGTAAACTACTTCATTGCATTCGTGAACGTGTCCCATCCAAATCATATCTGCACCTTCAATAAAAGATGACATTCTATTGAACTGAATTACACCACGTGTAACTGGTCCACCACCACCCGAACCGTGAAAGTATTTTATTTTAAAAGCTTTACGAATTGTTTTCCCATCTACAAATTGGTAAACAATCCACCCACCATAACCACCCGCCTGTATTTCAGTATTGCATTCTCTATTAAGTCCAAAAACAAATCGTTGTATAACGTCTGTTTCTTGTCGTTTGATAATATTTGTTTCGTGATTACCATACCCCACAACTTTAATCAAATGTGCGTATGGTTTAAACCATTCAATTGCATCGTTTACAATAGCATCTAAATAGTTATTTACGTTGTGTTCAGGTCTTATGCTATCTTTACTTTTTCGTGGATCATATGCGCCTTGCATCAAACAAAATGTATCGCCGTTTAAATGTACATCATTACCACCAGCAAGTGCTAAATCTAAATGCTTTTTCAATAGTACCCTATCACACTTGGGGTTATCCCAATGCAAATCCGAGAGCAAAAGAACCTTTTTGTTTTCAAAAGGTACTACAAATTTATGTACGTTGTTTTTCATTTGAAGATGTAAAATATTGTCACAAGTATTGCATAAATTGTGACAGTTAAAAATCGTTCTTTGACTACTCTATTTTCTTGTTCAACTTCGCAAATGCCAAATTGTAAATCTGTAATCGTACTATCTAAAAAAACTATGTGGTTGCTATCGTTTTGAATCTTTGCCTTAAAGATTCGGTTTTCTTCACGTGCTTTTGCGCCTTTAATTAAATAAAGGTTTGCATTCTTCAGTGTCGATGAATCTATGCAAATTGATTGCCCGTTGCAGAAAATCGGTAGAGTAAAAAGAATCACGCAAATGTATTTCGATAGTGTCATATTTTACTTTAAGTTTTTCTTTCTCTTTAATGATGATTTTTTCTTTGTAGTTGTAAAGTGTATCAATACTGCGAGTGGTATTATTATTATTAACACCACGCTGCAATAAGATAAACAATATGCTACAAAGGAATATCGCAATAAGACTCGCTATAAGGTACTTCAACATTGATTTCAACTCCATATCCCGCTAATATATCAGCTTTGTTATCCATTATTGCTTCTGCATTTCCATTTACACTAAAAAACACACTATCTTCATACGTGTTGCGTTTGCATAGTGTGATAATGTCTTGCATAATTAGTGCCGTGTCGCTTAAGACTTCAATCATATTTGTTTGTGATTCAAAATGTCTGTCTAAAATCATAAGCATAAAATTGTAAGTGACTTTTTTACCTTCAGTATCAAAGTTAAATCCATTAGGAACTAACCACACAAGTGGGTAGTATTTTAAATTCTCCTCTGTAAAGTCAAGTTCACCAACAATAAATTTATTTACTTGCTTGTGGCTTTCCGATGCACTTTGGATTGTCGATATTATTTGATTTAACGTCATTTAAAAAGTTTAAAAGTTTAGTTTCATTTTTTGTTCGGACTTTCCCCTTTTGGGAAATCGTAATATCTGTATTCTTCGTCATAGTCGGGTGGTAAATAAATTCCTCCAAATAATTGTGTGTTGTGTGGTCTTATAGTGTCGATGGTAGAACCAGGATTGAAGTACAAAGGATAAATTGTGCTATTAGCTTGTAGAAATTCACGCAATCTTTGTGCGTAGTATTCTGCTTTATCCCTATATCTACGTTCAATTAAGGTCATTTCATCAATACTAACTGGTTGTGTGTTGTCCGATGTCCTTGTTCCTAATGTTTTATTTAGCATTTTAAACGTCATAGGCAACATTGATTCAGTTAACGTGTAGTATTTCAAACAAGGTGCAATATAAACGTCTAAAAGGGTTGTATTGGCATTTGTAATTGTACCAGCAAACGCTTGTGTTTGCAACTCGTTATAAATTCCACTACCTATCACATCACGAATGTAGATTTCTTGTGCTTCTTTAATTGCCGATTTCAGCAATTTATCGTCTACGTTCTCGTTAATGGGAGTTTCGTTCTTTAAAAACGTGGTGCTAATTAAATATACAAAGTTGCTCATATCTTTTTCCTTACTAATTTACTATTCCAAATGTGACGGCAATGGTGTATGTGAACAGTTGTATCAGGTATTGTGTACCATCCACCACGTTCTGTCCAAATATCCCTACCTACTCTTGCACTAATTGTATCAATTTCACTTCTTAAATACAATCTATTTGCACTTACCATTTGTCTACAAAATTCACGTGATGTTTTTATCAATTTTCTTTCACCACTAAATGCTGGGTCAAGTGCGTATTCATATCTAATCTCAATTTGTTGGTCACTTACTTTTTTTAGTTCTGTTGTACCCAATTTAGAAACTGATAGTTTACCTTTAACATCGTCTATAAGTCCATTAGAAGTCATCTGTGCAATTGTATCGACTACCTTTTGCGTATCTATCTTTAAGTACTTTGCAAGTTCACCCGTTGTTGTACCATCGTTTGCGTTTAATAGTTGCAAAATTGCAGTTTCTATTGCAGTTGCAAATTCCATTTTGACATCTTCGAAATTTGCCTTGTCTTCGCCACATTCCATAAACATATTTACAACATCGTTTTCACTATAATTTGAAGACATTGCTTGTTGTACTGGTTCAATAGGTTCAAACCCTAATTCAATACGTGCTTCATTTTGAGTGATTACACCTTTTGTGTACAAATCAACGTAGTCTTGTCCAATTGGTGGTTTGTTAACTGTTACAACTTGGCAAGGTATGGCATACTTTAAAATTGAATTTAATGCTGAATCAAATTGCTTTTGTCTTGGTTCAATATACGCTTGTTGAAATAACTCATATGCTTCAATAAGTTCGTTACGTTGTCCCAAAGCCCCCGCAGTAGAAATACCAAATAAAACGGGGTTAGATATACGATGCCCAACAAATATCTCATCTCGTACTGTATCGTTTAGTTGTAAAAATTGTTTGTCAAAATCACTTGGTTGTAAGTTGGTTATTTCTGCTGGTCTTTCGCTTGGTTCATTATAACCGATGATCATTCCACCAGCATTGTGTGTACCAGTCTTTTGTGATTTAAACCTACGTTCAGTCATTCTCATTTCTTCAGGTGTTGGAATACCTTTAAAGAACTGAATTAAGGTTTGTGCAGAAAATCCATTTTTGATTGAATTAAAATGCCAGTTTTGTATCTCGCTATCAATCTCAATGTACCTTAATGCACCAATATACGATGGCAATGGATATTCTTTTTGACCAGCACGATATAATTTGAAGTAAAATACTTGTTTATTTTCACGTGTGTTTGCGTTAAAATAAGGATATTCACATATTTCTGCACGTTGGTTTTGCCA